AACTTTCTAATGTTCTCAGTTCTTTCAGTCATAGCAAGTGCAGACTCGCCAAATGCGGCTGCCTCAGCTACTTCTGCTGCATTGTTTGTAAAGGTTGTCTCCTCTAAATATTTGTATTGATATTGGTCAGTTGGAATTGTGCTGAACAAGTCAATAACGGAATTAGGATTTCTTAGTGGATAAGGAACAATTAAGTCACTTCTGACAACTCTTGGAGGATAAGCTGATGCTTCATCCATAAGTGTTTTAGTTTCCAATAATGGATTCCACTTAATATCAGAGTTAATGTTCTTTTGGCCACCTTCAACAAATGCAGTATATGCTTTTGATTCCATAATTTGTTGTGCTAAAGTCTTTGGTCTTTCAGTTTTTTCCTCGTGTATTGACACAGGCTCAACTGATTTAACTTCTGCTTCTTCACTTTCCATTACGGATTTAGCTTTTTCAACTTGTTGCAATTCAGAAATTTGTTCTCTAAGAGTTTCCATTTTTGCATTTCTATCAAACCAAGCTTGTTTTTGCTCGTGGTCCAATTCGCTGAAATTATCTGCATTGGCTTCTTTTAGTGCTTCATCTCTAAGAGCACCTAACTCATTTTTTAATTCTGTAAGTTTTGACATTAAAACTTCTCCTATATTAATTCTGGGTCAGCAGTATCTGCTAACACCTGTTGAGTTTGTAACCATAGCTTTGTCATTTCATCATCAACATTATTTTCATCAGACGCAATATTTAACATATCGTCTAATTCACTATAAGCATCAGATAAAGAATTTTGTAAATCAATTAAGTTCTTTACAACATTCTCAGACAATTGCTTTTCTTTTTCTAGTCTTATAGAGGTAAGCTCTTTAGACCTATTAATTAATTTGTCTAATCTGTTACGCACATCAGACACTTCATCTTCAAATCTTACACCAGATGACTTTTCATTTTTGACTGCCATAGTGTAAGTATTTTGATTTGCACCGACTAATACCGGTGAAACTTCCCAAACTTTTAATTCTTTTAATTCTCTTACTTCGTGTTCTGTTCCGTCATTTTTAGTAATCATTTTTTTATCACTATCTAAAACTTCAAAACCAAAAGACCATTGTTGTAAATCCCCCATAGCTTTGACTGTATTAAATGCGTCTCTACCTCTTTCGGTGTCCATAATAAACTGTCCTTTAAAAACTGCTTTTTCATTATCTTGTTCTATGACACCACGACCAATTACATCTTTCCAGTCGTGTCCCCAAACCATAGCAACACCTTTGTCACCAAAACCTGATTTAACTGCTCCTGGAACAATAATGTCATTATCACTATCAACCATATTAAATACTGAAAATACTGCTTCAACTTTTCCCTCTGCTTCGTCTGTTGTTAAAAAATTTATTTGTTTGCTTTCTAAATTATCTTTCACTATCTATTCCTTTTTTCGTGATATGCAACCGTACATCTACAATTAGCAATCAAGCTTAATGGAGCACCTTGGCTACTATCTCCGGGTAAATACATATTATATCCACTTACACTAAAGTTAGCAGTTTCTGGTACCTCATTTCCGTCCATTACAATATGGGCGTCTCTAACTCTATCATCCCTCATTGTAATCCACTCTTTTGTCGTAATTATACCACTTGCTTTAACGGCTAATGACTTACCACGATTAGCTAAAGCATTACCTTCAGTTCTAGCTATCATATTTGCTCTACCTAATTGTTTTTTACCTAATCTACTAGATACTTCATTTGCAATATAATCATCTCTATCTTGGCCAAGTAATCCAAGTTTGTTAGCTTCATCAAATGATTTTCTTAATCCACGGCTAACTTCAGTTATGGTAGTCTTTGACATCTCTGGAAAAATAGTAGCTAATCTTGACTCAACAAATTGTATTGCTTCACTATTTCTAAACATAGTTTCAATTGGATATAAAGTTTCACCCTCTCTGCCCGGTAAAAATCCCTCAGCAATAATAATTCTTTTAGTCTTTTTCTTTTTATTAAAAATATTTAAATCTGCTTTTACACCTTCAGGAAACAACACTTCCATTTCTTGAAATCCAAAATCAGTCATCATAGATAAATATAAATCAAATACATCAGCACGCCACATTTTAGTTGTGCTTTCTATGTATGGACCAATTATTAATTCTGCGTCCATTCCATATTTTTTAACATACTTTAAAATTTCTCGTCTTTGAATACCAAATAAATTTGAATAGGTAAGAGTTAAATAGTTATCCCATTGTTTTAATAAATTGTTGTAATCATCCCAATAGTCTTTTGCAAACTCAGGATATCTAAATCTATTTTCTCTGTATTCGTCATCTTCTTTTTCTAATTTTTGTTTTCTTAAAATTAATTCTTCAGCTGAAGCAGCTTTTTTATCTGCTGCCTCCATTTGTCTAACTAATTTTCTAGACCAAGACCAAGCAGGATATCCACCCCATAACTTCCACGCAATTATTCCTGCTCCCGGATAACCGTCTCCACCTCGTCTATTTTGTGGTGCTTGTAAATCAACTTCGTGTCGTGCAAAATATTTAGCTATGTGTCTTACTTTTCTTGGACCAGCAGTTGTATTATTAATTAAATATCTAGCTGACTTTCTACCTATATTTGTTCCACCACGATTATATTCAATTGACCATTTTAATCCAGTTCTTGCTTGTGCTTTAACTGAACTTGGTATTTTAAAATTTATATTATCGTATCTAGCCATTCCCAAACATCTCTATTTGTCGTAATCTTTCTTTAGCTAATTCTTCATTAGGATAACAACCAAATAAAGTTTTACCGTCTTTTGAATAAACGCAATATTCATTATCCTCTTTTTTAATTGTTTTATATTCTTCATCATCTGAAGTATCAATATCTTCAGCGTCTTGTTGTTCTTCAGCAACTGGATTAATTTCTTGAGTATTACCGTGTTCCATAGAGTGTTCCATTAATTCATTGGCTTTTACAATTTGAATATTATTAGGAATAAAATAAATTGCTTGGCTATCATCTGTTGGTAGTCCAGCTATTTCTCTTGCTTCTGCAACTGTTGCCCAACCATTTTTAACTGCAATACTCATTCTTGTATATAAATCATTTGCGTCTGTTTGTAATGCTCTAACTTCAGACAAATCATATTCGGCAAATGCATTTACTTCAAATTCAAAATCTGGAATTAATAGCTGATAAGTTAATTCTTGTGCAACTAATCGCCATAATGGAATAAGTTTATTTTCAGTAAAGTATTCTCTTAATTCACTAGCATTAGAATAAGTTGCTCTGTCTAGTCCAGCACCTAAACCGGCAAGAATAGCAGGAACACCTAATACTGCAGATACTCTTTCTTCAGGTACTCGTCTTAATGTTCCAATATCTAAATCTCTAGGGGATAAAGATATAGGTTCAACTTTCATATTACCTGACATAACTAATGGCTCACCACGATTTGGACCACCAAATTTTCTTTTGAAAGTATTTGCAATTTCTTTAGCTTCTTCTTCGTTTGGACCATAATCATCATTTGGACTAATTATTAATCCCGGAACACCCATATTTGCTAATAAAGCAGTTGCTAATTGTCCAGCAGATTCGTCACCATATATTTCTCTTAATACAGTAGATAACGGACTAAATCCTTTTTTATGATTTTCTGGATTAACAGACATTCTTAGATGTATCATATCCTCTGGTTTAATTTCAATTGTTTTTTTTGTCATCTCATATTCATAATGAGTAATTAATGTTTCTTCATTTCCTTTAGGTGTTACTTTGGCTGGCATTAATGGATAAAGTGAAATAACTTGGCCACCGCCATTTCTTTGTTTTAACAAATATGCGTCACCTGAAACGTGCATTGCATTGATAATATATTGCTTTAACATATCACCACTCATAAATGGATTTGGTCTATCAAGTAAAGTAATAAATTGATGAGTGTAAATTGTTTCTAATTCACCTGCTTTATCTTGAACTTTAATAAATAACTTTGGCTCGGCAAAAGAAGTACCTAATGTTTGAAGACAAGCAGTTACGGCTGAGTTAGAACTACCGTCTCCAATTTCACTAACATCAAATAAACCTGCTTTACTATTCCAACCTTGTAAAAATGTTCTGTTGTTATAAACTAAATCATCATCTGCAAAAAAGTTGTAATACTTTTCTTCACTTCTATTTTTATTAGCTTGTCTGATTTGAGGTACCAAGCTCCCCATTAATTCAAAAAAACTTCTATTCTGTTCTACCATAATTCCTCTCGCAGTTTGAGGTCAGCCGGAACGCACCAGAGGACAACCGACCTCTTACTGCGACTAATAAGCTGTCCATTTCTTTTTCACTTGTGTTTCAAGAACTGCATAAGCTAGTGCGTCCACTTGGTCATCGTGTTGTCCAGCTGGGAACTGCAATAGTTCTCGCTGAAAATCCGGTAACCAATCTGCTTCAGCCCTAAAATATACATTACCACCTTCTAGTCTAGCAGTTAGAGGCATTGCTCTAGCTACCTTATCTTTATCAGGATAAAGTTCTCTAACAGGCAAACCCTCTCGTCTAGCCATTTGGACTAGTGCTAACTGAAAATTTACTTTCTCTATTGATACCCATTGTAGATTATTTTTTAGCATAGATTGTTTGATAGCAGGAATAATGTCTGGACCCTCTAGTCTTTGTCTAATAATATCAAGAACAAATAAATTATTTTTTTTATCAATTGCTACTGAACAAATTACTGTATAGTCTGCCGTCTCTTTTACACTCGCTGCTAAATCAACTGTGGCAAATCTTATACATTCATCAAGATTAAATTTGTAATCGCCACAATCAATAATGTTTCCGTCTTGTTTAAAGTATCTAAACCATTCAGGTTTAATTATTCCTTCACCTGCCTCTAAAAATTCAGCTTTGTATTCTTGTGCAAATAACAAACTACCAATTTCTTCTTTAGCTTGTTCCAATTCATCTGCAGGAATAAACGGATTACTAGCAGTAGGATAATGAAATGCTTTCCAACCTTTTCTTTCTTGTGCTCTTAAATATAATTCGTGAAACCAATTATGTCCGTTAGGTGTAGATATAAATAATGCTTTACCTTGTCTTTCAGTTAGAGCAGGACGAATAACTTGCGACCATAGTTCTTCACGCAAAAATGCTGCCTCGTCCATTACAACATAATCTAATCCCTCACCTCTTAGTCTTTGTGGATTATCACCAGATTTAATTGCAATTGAACCACCACCCGGAAGTGTTACAATTCTATCGCCTAATCTCATACGGTCTTGTTCTCTAATAAAATCGCCTTGAGAATATGCAACATCAGGTATCTGCATAACTGCTTGCATAACTGCACGCCAACCAACCGTTGCTATTCCATAAGTTGGTGCTATCCACCAAGCACGGCCACCTCGTAATGCTACTTCTAAAGAAGTTACTATTCCTAATCTAGTCTTGCCCCAACGCCTACCTGCTGCTAAAACTTTAAACCTAGTTGTATCTTCATACACTTCAAGTTGAGCAGGATGAAACTTTGGAAACTTGTAGGTGCTATTCATAACTACTATTTTAGCTGATAATTTAAGTAATTTTTTTGGATTTTTTTTAGTAGTTTGCTTAGAGCTATCTTTTATTGAGTTTTATTTAAAAAAAAATTAAAAAAAAGTTAAAATAAAGTTGATTAATAACCAATAAAGAGGTAAAATTAACTTATGAATTACGGAATATCACGAAACGGAGGAAAAATGGATATCAAGTCATTCTATACAGATGAAGAACTAGCTACACAAATTAGAGCAGACGGCACTGATTTGAACGGCTTACCAGTTGCACGTTTATTCACAATTGAAGAACTAGCAACTAGAGTTGAAGAAATGAACGGCACAGACCAATGTGTCTCAGTGCTTAACCAAATAAACGAATCAGTTCAAGATAATGAA